AGGTCTAAATGACTTCTTAAGTGCAAGCTCACTAAGAAGTGCTTTAAAATGTCCACTATGTGCAGATGCTGTAGGGTATTCTTTAATTATAAGTGTGCCTTGAGTTTTTGCTGCTAACTTAGTTACTTTATTCTCAAACGTTGACTTGGGCAAATCTACAATATTCTGAATAGCAACATCTAATAAGTTCGCATCAATTCGTTCAGCAATTTTCTCTTCTGCCATCTCCATTGTAATGTAGAGTACGTTTTTCCCTTGGAGCAACACGGAGCTAGCAACATGGCACATGAATAAAGACTTCCCGACACCAGTACCAGCAAGCGCGATAGTAAGAGTTTTATTAGATATACCCCCGCTCGTAATCTTATTAAGGTATTCGAGATCAAACGAAACCTTCTCCTCCTTCCTGTGATAGTACTCATATCTTTCTTGATAGTTTTCTAAGTAGTCATGTCCAATGTTGTTGTCGAAAGAAACTGCCAGTGCATCAGAAAGAATAGAAGGAATCGCATCCCTACTCTTCTTCTCATCGTTCCCATCTGCAATATGAATAGATTCCATCAGTGCAAGATAAATCGCACGATCACGACACCACTTTTCAGTAGTATCTAATAACCATTCATTATCTACTGGAAGATCCGTAAACGAATTGCAGATGTCTCTAGTTTCTTTAATCTCACTCTCGTTTAGATCTGTCCGATTCTCAACCTCAATATTTAGTGCTTCTGCTGTAATAGCAGAACCATACTTCACAATGAACTGAGTAATCTCCTCAAAGATTACTTTTTCACCTCTTTGCTCAAAATATGTTGGTTCTATAAATGGAATGACTTTACGAGAATAATTTTCGTTACATATTAAGTTTCTAAGAATTGTAGTCTCAATCCGTTCCATAAGAGAATTCTTTCTTCGCGGCAGCATCAAGTTGCTGCATTACTTCTTCTGTAAAATAAACTTCTGGGTCTTTCAGAATTGCCTTAGCATATACTTTTTTAGTCTCACCATTAACGGTCATCTCATAACGACCGGCAATGTTCTTCCACATTCCGGCAAGTTCACCTAACTCAAGTAAACCATAATACTTATCAAGACCCCGATGATCATAAAATAAACGAATAGTGACATCCTTGTTTTCTTTACTTAGACGTGACTTAGCAGTCTTTGCCTTGATAAGATTTCCAATGACTTCTGTTCCATCTTTTTCTTTCTTCTTGCTGAGATGAATAATGGTACTGGCAGCATACTTAAGACCACTACCACCTCCCATCTCTTTAGTAGGAACATAAGAACCGATAACGTCATAAGTATGATTGGTAACGATCATTGGAATATTAGCCTGCCCCAACTTGAGTGTCAACATCCTGAAGGCACCCTTAATAAGTTGTGATTTTGTCATGTCACGAACCTGCTTTTCATTGAGTGCATCAGTAATCTCTTTCTCAGTCGAAAGCATTCCTAAAGAGTCTAGCACAAACATGCAGGGTTTGCGGACTTCCTCAGGTGCTTTTTGATACATGTCCACTGCCTTGAGTGCCTTACTACGGAACTCCTCAACAGTTACTACATTGACCACGACAAGACGTGTGAGATCAATTCCTCTGCTTTCTAAGAGTGACTTATTGACAGCTGCCTCAGTATCAAAATACAGGCAATATCCATCAGGATTAGAGTCCAGAAAATTCTTAACCACTGCGAGTGAGAAAAAAGTTTTTCCCGTAGAACTTTCACCAGCAATTGCAGTGATTTTATTACCAGAAACACCCCCACGGATAGAGCCAGATACAAGAGCATTAAAGATGAACGAACCAGTGTCAACGTATGTTTCAGTTTCGTCAATGTCTGCTGCCAGTTTGGTAAAGTCATCTCCGATTTCCTTTACGATGTCTTTTAAAAAATCCATTATACAAAAAATAAATCAAGGTTTACTGTTTTCTCCACATTCCACCCAATCGCATCAAGAATAGATTTGAGTGGATCTAAAAAACTCTTTTCAAATTGTAATTCATAATCTATGTATTTGTCAAGACCGAGTTCATGTGGAAAGTCTTGAATAAATGAGATGACATTCTCCTGAATAATATTTGGTTTCTTCAGATAAATGAACTTGATTTTCTCACCATTATTGATAAGAGAATACTTATTATCAAGTTTCTTCTCCTTAATATAATGATTGAACAATAGTGCTCCACGACAATGAATAGGTGTTCCTTTGGAATAGATATCAGAATAAGATCTATACTTAACAACATCCGATACTGAACGGGGAAATGCAATCTGCTCCGGAGGAAGTGCCTTAAATTCTTTACGGCAATTATCAATAAAGTCAATTACTTCTTCTTCAGTACCACTCATCATCAGTTTGAGACCATCCTTAATCATCGTTCTACACGGTGCCGGTGTAGATGATTTGACTGCCTCAATACCCATCATCTTAAGTTTAGGTTCTGAATACTGAACTCCTTCACTGTTCCATACGTTGAGAATATATCTCTTCTTCGCAGTCCAAATACCACGTTCTGATATATTCTCACGTTTCATAATCATCTTCTGTTCATATGCCGAAACGTAATTCGCAAGTTCCGTATAAGATTGTTCGATGAACGGTTCCAACTTGTCTTCGCAGATCTTATCAAGTAACTGAACAACTTTTGTTTTATCGTCAGACTTACGACTAAGAAATTTATCAACAAGAGGTCCCATATTAAGATAGATTGAGTCAGTGTCAGATGCGATAACATAATCGACTTTCTCTGTTTGCAAAATCTTATTTAGAAATCCATTCATCTTGTTCTCAATCCAACGAATGGAAACCTGACCTGAGAGAGTAATTGCCTCAGCATTCTCAATTTTAAAATATCTAAAATATTGATTTCCCACGCTTCCGTAAGCAGAATTTAATTGAATTTTTCTCGCCATTTGTATATTATTGCATCTAGCAACTTCTTTTATAGTTTTTTCCCTCAAAATTTTCAATTGAGAATCAGATAATTCAGATAAGTTCACATTTCCACCCCTTTGCTTTACCTTTTGTAACCACTTTACCATTTATATAATTTTCCTCGTCTTCATTTCATTTTCAATTTCTTCAAGTTTTTTCTTCTCTTCAAGCATTTTCTTTTTATATACGGTTCTTTCTTTATAAATCTTTTCCATTAGTTCTGGAAGAAATCCACGAATATCTTTACGATACATTGCACCATTGGGACATACGGCATAATCTTTATACATTTCAAAATTAATTTCTTGATTCAATATCTTTTCCACTGAAACATTAGGATGCCTTTCTTCAAGAAGTGTCTCTGGCGAAATATTATATTGCATCAAAAGATGAGGGTAGAGAGAGTTAAGGTCAAAAGACACAACCCAATCATACTTTCCAGGAATCGGTTCCTTAACATATGCTCCCGCATATTTTGCATCCTTGTCTGAACGTTCTTTGGGTGGAATTACAATGTTTCTTTTTTTGAGATAATTATAAATGATCGCATCCCACATACGAACTTGATAGAACACATCATTATAATTTACCTTAGCATCATATGCCATAGTAATTGCGAGTTCAATCAGTTTCATCTTGTCTTCCATTCGGTCAACAAGTTCCACGTCAATGATATTATATTCTACAAATTTCTGCCACCCTTTAGTATAGAAATCTTTAAATGTATCAAACTCAGAGTGATCAAGTTTCTTTTGTCCAAGTTCTACACTCGCAATATAATCCAAACGATAAGACTCTTGTGCCTTATAAGTAAACTTCTTATAGAGATTTAGATAATCAAGTTGTGTAATACCTCCAACATCATAAGAGATCTGTTTACGACCCATTACAATAGTCTCACGTTCAGTCACCAAACCCCAAGGAGAAAGTCGTTTCATTAACTTCTCACCAAGAATGCGATCAATACGCCTCACCAAATAAGGCATATCATACAGTTCACTATTCCATCCAGTCACAACTTCGGGAGTATTAGTCTCAATCATCCACCAGTTTATAAAGTCATTCAGTAACTCATATTCTGTTCTGAAACTTTTGTAGATAACATTCTCTTGCTCAGTATTAAACGGACCCTGACCCCAGGTGCGAATTTGTTTTGTAGTATAATCCTGCACAGTAATAAGAAGAACCTCTTCTGCGGCAGACTCTACATCAGGGAATCCATTCTCAGTCTTCACCTCAATATCAATCGTAGATATTTTGATCTTTGTAGTGTCAAACTTTACTTCTTCTTCTGGATACATCTCAGAAATATACTGATAAATGTATCGATCATTACCATAGACCTTAAAGTTTCGAACACCATCATATTTCTTGATGAACTCTCTACAATCACGAACAGTTCCCGGATCTATTGATTCAACATAGTCTCCCTCAAGAGTTTTATATTTTGTTTCTTTATTAGAAGGGACAAATAATGTAGGATAAAACTTTTCTCTTGTAGCAAAGTGCCTTCCGTTCTCATACCCACGCACAAGAAAGTGGTCACCGACCATTTGAACGTTTGTGTAGAACCGCATCAGTTAATTTTTTCTAAGTAGTTTTTAAGTAAGTCTGGTTTAGGATCTGACATAGTAATGATTTTATCAGAACTAATCATAAATTCATTTTGATCTGTATACTCTCCCATCCAAGGAACTAAATCTTTTACATCATATGGTTTAATCAGTTTACAGTCTGGTTCTCCAATTTCTGCCCCAACCTCATCAATTTCACTGATGATTTTTTCACTGTTCGTCAGTAGAATCACTTTGATCATCTTGTCCATTAATCATTTCCTCGTAAAGTTTTTCAATTTCTTTTACTGGAGTCACAACAGTAACCAACCAGTCATATCTTACAGGTATTTCCTTATCTGATGTAAGAGAAATCCAAGGTGTAAAATTAACTCCTACATTCCTATCTTCTGGTGGAGTTTGCCCTTCTTCCAAAAGAAGAACCTCTTCACTAGGTGCAAGATCTACAATATAAGGACTCTTGAATAGATATCCACAAATCTTTCCATCAGAAATCAGTTCTTTAATATCGGCAATTACCGACTCCCCCGATTTCAATAATGCAATCTTAATCGACATTTTTAATTTACCTCTCCGAGTATTATAGCATAAAAAAAGAGGGGTTACAACTGGATTTGGCCAGTTACCCCTCTACGGCGACGATATTTGGAGTTTACCCAAAAGTATTTAGAACCAGACTTTCTTTTGATGATGTTCGGGAACAATTCTTCCCATAACAATACTCAACAACCCATCCTCAAATTCAACTGATCTAACTTCCGTGTCCTCTGCCAGTGTCCAAGATCTGGTGAAAGATCGTTGAGCCATTCCTCTGTGGACATAAGTGGTTTCTGATTCGGTGTCCTCTTTTTGTCCTTCGACAAAGAGTTTTCCGTCTTGTGTGTAGACATTTACTTCTGCTTTTCTAAATCCTGCAAGTGCAAGTTCTAGTCTTGATTCTACGTTACTGACCGTGACTAGATTGAATGGTGGATAATTCTTCGTTGTTTCGTGGAGATTAAACAACCTATCGAAGTATTCATCCATTCCTATGCTATTCCTATTTATGCGTTCCATCAACGCAGGTAGGTCCGCAGCAGTATACCGTGCAAGGTTTCCCATGATTCTTAGCTCCTTTAAAAGCGAGTTTGTGTTTTGTGGACCCCGAAGGCATCCACCATTATTTATATTATAACATAAAAAAACGGAGTGTTGAACTCCGTAAATTTTTATTCGGTTATCAATCCTCTTTTTCGTCTTCGTTAAGTTCTCCATGGATTTTATCATCTTTCCACTTTTTCCACTGAGAATTATCCTTCTCCATGCCGATAGATGGATAGTTAAGAACATCTTGTTCTACAAGAGCGTTGTACTGTTCGAGAATATTCTCAAGAATTAAAACATCCATTTGAGGACCAGCGGTCTTCGAGATGTACTTGTCAACAGAACGCTTAGCAAGACGGTTGTTAAGAAACTCAAGGAAACCTTCACGCTTCCTACCATCACCCACATAGTTATCAAGGAAGTGATAGGTTGCAGTAAGACCAAAAATCATGCCACCGTTAAGTGGTTGTGTCCACTTGTTACCGTCTGTGGCGTTGTGAGTTTTGTATGCATCCACAGCGGTTTTGACCAGAGTGTTACCATACTTACCAATAGCAACTCTGAGTTTGTCATACCCGTAGACAGAGTTGGTGCCGTCATCAAGTGCACCGATACCCTCAATATTAATATTGAGACTTTGGAAACTCTCCTCAATGTCTTGAGCATACTTAGCACCTTGTGCAATGTCAGCCCGCAACTTTGCAACTGCACTTACAGTGTTTCGGAGAGAGTTGAAACGCTTGAAGTATGCTGCCTCTGCTTTCTCACATTGTTCGATGGTGAAATAAGAGGGGTGATATTGAATCTGACAAGGTAGTTTAAAGTTATCTGCATCCTCAACATAAGTTGCTGCGAGGACTGTAGTGTGTTGTCCATCAACGATCATCTTATCACCGTTTGGACGTTGGAAGACCGAGAGAGGTTTAACAAGAAGGGGGTCAAACTCCTTCGCTTTCTTGATAAACCCAAGGTTGATCAGTCTCTGATACTTTGGATCAACTTTGAGGTCTTTGATAGGAATATTATCGACAGGAAGATAGTCGTTTTCAGTAAACTTTTTTCGTACTCCTGAAATGCCTTGTGCGATGAAACCTGCTACAAGGGACAGGACATTCATAACCGATGCAAGCGGCAGAGTGATCTTTGCCATGGATATTCTCCGTAGTTTTTTTGCAGTTCCTGACGGTGTTGCACGTCTTACAGAACTAGTTTATTTATAGCATAAAAAAAGCACCCTGTCAAGAGTGCTTTGTTTTTTATTCGGTTTCTTCTGTCCTTTTCTTCTTCGACCCAATATTGTATTTGGTCTCAAGGATCCAGTCTTGCTTATCTCTAAATGCAAGAACCTTAATCTGATTGAGTGGTGCGATGTCTTGAATTTTATCGGCATCTACAATACTAATCAAACCCCAGTCGGCAAGTAGTTGTGCAATACGATTACGTCTCTGGACATCATTCAATGTCAGATTTGCATGTTTACCATCAAGGGCAAATAG